TAGGTGTCTATTTTTTTGAAAAAGTTTTGTTCGAAGGCGTATTGTAATGCCCCCAAAACAACTATGCCTTTGCCCGAACCACCTGCTAAAACTAAGGTATCGAATTGTACGGTCATTTTAGTAATGAATTCTTTGTTTAAATTCATTTAAATGTTTGATTTCACATTTCTTAACATTATTGTTAAGAAATTCTACAACTAAAAACTCTATACATTCTCTGCTTCTGTTCTTGCGTAAGTGTCAACCATTTCGTTATAATGGTTTCCGTTGTGAGCCTTCACCCATTTCCAGTCAATATTAACTGATTTGTTATAATGGTCAAATACACTCCACAAGTCTAGATTTTTGTTTCGTTTCCACTTTTTCATTCCACAATACATTGTCAACTTGCTATCAGTGTGTATACAACAGTTAACCGTTAACGATTCTTCAACTATGTATTTCAATGCTTCTATGACAGCTTGTAATTCCATTCTGTTATTTGTAGTATCTGTTTCTCCACCAGAACACACAAGGTGTTCGTCCTCACTGTAATCCACAATCAAAAAACACCAACCTCCTTTTCTATTCTTGACACAAGAGCCGTCTGTGTATATAAGCATTTACACTATTCGTTATGCAAGTATGATTTTTTCACTTTTGTCTTTACCTAACAGTCAAATTATTTAAAACTCTTAAGAAGTACAGAAGCAATAATATGAAAATTATAAGGAGTATGATTATAGCTACCAAGTAACCTTTTAATGTACTAGTACAATCACAACTCGGAGAATCGTATCGCTCCGTAGACATTGTTATCTCTGCCATTTGTGGTTTTTCGAATTGTGGAGGTCTACTAGTGAAACTCTCTTGGACAACTGTTGGTGTACTTATCGGTTGAGAAATCGTCGTAATTGGAGGCTGCATGTAATATGTAGGCACTTGGTTTTGCGTAAATTGTGTTGTGTGGATAGGTAAGGTTATCTGTTGAGGCACTTGAGTTACTGGGAAATTTGAATTCAAGACGGGTTGACTAACTGGAACTGGAGTATAGTTACCCATGTACTTGACTGTATTCATTCCTGCTTCACTCGGAATTTCTCTTGCAGCTCTTAAATTCCCTTTAAATTTATTATACATATCATTGGGTATAATAGAATTTTGAGTATACATATGATTAGCTTGCGATTCTATTTCGTCTATATCTGGTAAATCCTCCAACATAGTTACGTTATAATCCATTTATATATTTATATATTTTTTTTTATTAAAACTTTGATATATGGTTATACAACTCTTCCAGTTTGCTATTACCCTCTATCATGCTTTTTAGCACTTCATCAAAAGAGAGTGAAGACATACTTTCGTGTTCTTCTTTGATTTCATCAACGTCACAACTATACACTACTTGTATACCACTTTTAATAATTTTTTTATACTGCGATGATTTCTTGAAAGTCTTGAACTCTGAGTACGTTCCTTTCAAGGATATTTTGATCTTATCATCGGTCTCAGGAATAACAAAGTCTTTGATATTCGCGAAGTTCTTATAAAGAATTCTTTTCCTAGGCAGACAAAGGTCGATTTCCTCGATTGTGTACTTCCCTTGACTTTTGAATTCAACCAATGCAATAGTGTTCTTAGTGCTTTCTCCAAATGCGTGCTGCATAGCTGAACCAGTATAGTATATATTGGGTTGTGGACGCTGTTTCATGTGAATATGACCAGATATTATCTCGGGATAATCAGTAGGCCACTTGTCACCTTCTTCGGATATGATTGCTCCCATTTTACAACCAAAGAACTCCTGATGTGCGAAAATACATTTTGCGTGCTTCCAGTCTTCTCCGGTTGTTAATAGAGCTTCTTCAAAACGCCCTGGATAAACATACGGCACAAAAACTAATTTGATTCCGTTTACTGTTTCATAGTGGATATCATCAACAACTGTTATATTATCCCACTTTTTTATGGAATTCTGCCAGTGATTGTCCGTTAGGAAATTGTGGTGGGAAGTCATGTCATGATTTCCTACTAAGCTGTACACAGGAGCATACTGCCTCAGCATATCTAGAAAGTCAAGTGCTTTGTTCATTGCAACTGTGTGTAAGCGCTCGTGTGTATGTAGTAAGTCACCAAGACATACTATAATGTCAGGCTTTTTCTGTTTCACAGTATATTCGGTTTTCTCAATAAATAGTTCAACCTCTTTTATATTAGAAACCTGAAAATGTTGATCTCCTATTACCAGTGCAGTAGTCATTACCAATAATGATACTATGTTATTTAATATTCAATTTTAAGTTTGGGTATAATAAAATGAAAGACATTGAAAACCAATTAATACAAAACGTGTCTTACTCAAATCTAAGTATAGACAGTTCGGATAGTGAAATGAGCGAAGAAAACAGATCAATTAAACTCAATACAATCAAATATCAGCGCTTCTTATTTCAAAACTTTTATATGATTATTATTCTTTTGTTTCTCTTTGTCCAGATGTTTTACAGCGACCCTGACAATACAGACAAGTACTTCTCTCTTCTAGTTTTCCTTATGTATTACATAGGTAAAAAGAGCTTTAAAAGAAAAAAGAAAAAAGACAAAGAATGAACGACATTATAAAGAAAAACAAATTTCTATTTGGAATTGGTATAGTTTCACTACTGTACTTCTACACAATGTATAGCGTCCTGGATGATGAGAAGACTCCTAATCTTAGATATTGCTGCGAGCAACTAGAATTTGAGAAGTCATACGTACATAGTTTACTAGAACACCTAAAGGCATTTATTAAAAACGATGATTGCAGCGGTTTGGAAACCTTCATTGAACATCTATGATTTTAATAACTAATTTATCTGTTTATTTTACCAGACTTGACTGCTTTGCTTCCCCATCTACCGTAGGATTCATTGGCGCTATCTCGAAGTTGCCTTTTACTGCGCTTTTTTCTCCTACGCATAGCGATAGATTCGTCTTTTCGATCTTTGTAACCTTGTTTCATAGATCGTTTCTTAGATCGTTTCTTAGATTTACTTTTTGAGCGTTTACGTCTAGATCTTCGTTTCTTACTGGATGATCGTTTCTTACTTCTCTTTCTTGAACGGGAACGTTTCTTGCTTTTTCTCCTAGCTCTTGTCTTCTTGCAAGGCTTTCTTTTCATCATCTTCTTACCGTCCTTATCACTTAGAAACCGAGTAACAGTGTACCCTGTATTGGGACAAGTACCTCGTAGTAGGTATCTCTTATTTTTTGTAATTTCTACACAAGGATTTTCAGGAGTAACCTTTTTTCTACATGCTACACAATATGCTTTCATTTTATTGTAAGCAAACAAAAATTATTTTTCTATTAATAAATGCAGTTGAAGATAATTTCACATAATATATTCCCCAACGTCAACGGGGGAAACACAAAAAAACGTAAAGGAGCTTTTATTCGTCCCTATCAGTCAGTTAGAAGCAACGAGGAAGTAAAACGAAGTCATGAGTCGTCCACAACGACTAAAAGAAGAGGTGGTTGTGCATCTTGCGCACGTAGGAGGCGTTAGTTATGCTGGTTGTACATATCTAGTACAATAGGAGCAGTCGTTAGGATTTTTCTTACAGTCATAATCCCATCTTACTGAATAGAAAGGGTAAAAGCAATTATCGTCGTAACAGCAGTCACAATTACTACAGCTTATTGACAAATTTGCAATTGACTGTGTGTCTAAACCCTGCTTCTTTCTAATGCTATCATACAAGCTTATTCTTCCTGTTTTGTAAAACGAGTAAGTCATTTTATTATATGTAAAATTATGTTTTTGTAAAACATAATTTAAATATCATTTAAAAGCTGAAAAGACAAATAAAATGACATCTGTTTTAGAATCTGACTACGTGAAGCCGACACGACCATACTCTCAAAACGAACTGAGTGACACTAGAAGCAAGTTCTTCCAAAGGTATAATATATCGGATGTTTTTGCTTGTCACAAAAAGTGCGGTCATTTCTATAGAGTAAAGAAAAACGGCAAGAAATATAAGTATATTCTGGAGAATAATGATAATGATACCGGTAACTGCTCGATCTGTTGGAAACTGAGCAAGACCCCAAATTATTTGAAAGAAAATGCTAAGGATCTGGTATTCCTCTATGAACAACGATTCAAGACAGAGCCGGAAAAATTAACATACGATAACAATGATATTGAGACATGCTACTACCGCTGGATATATGAACAAGTTTAATACAAGTTTCTGTATTTTAGCATACTCCTTGGAGATCTTCTCTTACGCGATTTTCTCTTTGAACTTCTTCTTCTAGACCTGCTTCTGTTGATCTTACCTGATTTTACAGCTTTGCTTCCCCACTTTCCGTAAGATTCGTTTGCACTATCTCTTAACTGTTTTTTGCTTCTCTTCTTTCTTCTACGCATTGCGATAGACTCATCTTTACGATCTGTATAACCTTGTTTCATAGATCGTCGTTTTCGTGACTTGCTCTTTGAACGCTTTCTTCTAGATTTTCTTTTCTTTGACTTTGACCGTTTCTTGCTTCTTCTCTTTGATTTTGATCTCTTTCTCTTTTTGTGTGAATGCGCAGCACCGTCGTACTCCAAGTTTCTCATTACCCATTTCTTATCTCGATTGAAAATAGCTGCTACTTTTGGGTTAGTGTTTCTATTCAATACGTAAATCGCGTTAAGCTTTTGAACTAAATTTCCAGCTCCATACTCTCTTGCCGCCTTTTTTAGTGCGGCGTGTCTTTTCTGTGTTGACTCTTTCGATGAGTATCCGTATTTGGTCAACAGTCCTTTTTTCAGAGGTGGAATTAGTTTAGGACCCTTTCCCTTTTTTCCTCTGTCTTTGATACACGTCGGCTTCACAACAACGTCGTTTCGAGTGGTATAACCACTCCTCATGATATAACCTCGAGGGCACATCATCCTACCATCATAATAATACATTTATTATAAAAAAAAAGAAAAAAAAAATTCTCCTTAAATAAAAATGCCTGAACCGAACTCTTTTAAAATTGTTTCATTCTCTACCGCTAGCGCTTTTGACCCAGCTCAAATTGATAGCGCAAAAAACATTAAGAAAACAGTAGAAAAAGCTGCCCAAGTCCCCGAAGGTGCATATCAAGTCTATTTCAAACCTGAAACTGGTGAATACTTCTACGTTTCAGCTTAATTTTTTTACACTAATCTTAAAGTTAATATAGTTTAAAAAAATGTGGAACACAAGAAATCAGTAATGGACGCAGAACAAGAAGTTATATCCAACTTGAAATTCATCAGTATGGTTAAAAAGAACGAGAAAATAAACACGCAATTTATGTACATACAGAAAAATAGCATTTTCACGCGTTTCGCTCGTACCTTTATAAACCCAGATAATAGGTACAACACACTCACTTTCCTTCAAAGAACAGTGAACAACACTTTTCAGATCCTAGAAAGATACAAAAAGTCGAAAAGAAGAGACGAGCAACATGTTCGAAATATAATAAAAGACTTATACAAAGCACGAATTGGTCTCACAAACATACAAGAGACATACACAGATGACTTGAAATTCCGTTGCGATATTACTACTCTAATCGAAACAATTGAAAATAGAGTTCCATTGGAAGACTACGAACAAGACATCAAAAATAGCAAAGAATCGGAATATAAGGACATGGATGATCTGGTTAACAAAAGCGATGATGATGAAGATGATGAAAACAGTAGCGACAGCAGTAGCTGATGTAGTCATAATCACATTTAAAAAAATAAACTTTTTATTAAATGTTAAAAGAAATTGATCGTGTAAGAAAAAAATATCAAGAAAACAGGAATAAACCGTTTAAATCTTGGTTAAACTACGAAAACATATTTCCTAATCAGGGAAAACAAGGCATAGTAGGTACCATGACAACAAAAGACAAAAGCAATAGCGTCGTCTTCAAGATATCTCAGGATATAAACTACGGGATTGAACACGAGTCTATAGTCATGGAAAGCTTAAACGATATATCGGGTTACAATCCTCATTTCTGCAAGTCGATAGGTATGATAGAGGCAGCTGTTGAACCAAAATATAAGAAGGATCAGAATCCTTTTAGCATTAAGAGTAAATATCCAGTGAGAAAAAAGCTTTTGTTGATGGAATATTTGAAGAACTGCTACAAGCTGTACAACTACATAAAAAGTGATATATCCGAGGATATATTGTACTCAACGATAAAACAAGTAATACTCTCTTTGATTATTGCTCAAAACAAGCTTCACTTTACGCATTATGACTTGCATTCATGCAACGTTATTATGAAGAAGTGTTCAAAAGACCTAGTAATCATGTATAGAATAGATGAAGACAATGCGTATGTGGTTCCAACTTACGGTTATTACCCTGTGATAATAGATTATGGATTTTCGTACGTAAAGAACATGCAGAATGGACCGTTGTATCCTAGCTTAGGTCACACGAAAGTGGGTTTCAATAGCTTCACATACGATATGTTCTCTGACGCGAAGCTCTTTCTCGTTACTGTGGCAGACGAAATTTTTGAGAAAAGACACAGCAAGGAATCTAAGAAGCTGAAAAGAGTTGTTTACAACATGTTCAAGCGTTTGAAAATAGACTGGAAGTCGGGCTGGGATGGCTTTGAAAACGAAAGTGCTTCAGATTACATTGGTAGATTAATCAAATCGTTCGATGTGAAATCGAAATTATTCGATGAATACGAATTCTATTGTATTGATCTTATACAGAGCCTTATTATACTCCCTCTAGAACGACGTAGCTATTCGAACATGGAGAAAGCATACAGGTCGTTTATAAAAGAATGGAACAAGATAGAGTCTAATATCGCTAGTGTTTACTATAACTTGTATATACTAAAAAGCATTGTAAATTGTGCAAGGTTAGTGAGAGCGGATTACTTAAGTTTAAATACCAGAGATAAGGCCGTGAAGGAGTTCAAAAGAAGTGTATACAGTGTAATAGACGAAGTGACAAGCTTCTGCAATCCTAAGTCAATAAACTTTGAAATATTGCTATGTTCCTTATATGTACTCGCGAATTCATTCGAAGGCATATTCTTTGACATTACTCAAAGTACCTTATTGAAAAAAAATGAGTACTACGACGATCTACCATTTGAATCCATGGAAGACATATACAAGATACTGGAGGTCAACATTCCAAGTAAATGTAGCTTTGACAAGAGCACAAAGCTGCTAATACTAGATGGAATACGAGAAAAGACAAGAGTCTATGACTTCAGTGAACTTGACGAGGAAAGCATATCATTTCTTAATGACTATGATAACATAATAAGAGGTTTCATACTAGACGACATTATTAAAAAATGAATATGATATTTAAAGAAAAAATATTCTTTAAATATTAAAATGTCTTGCGTACCTCAGTCCCAGTTAAACATGCAGTCGTATCCTAAATTTGAAGATAATAAGGTTTCCACTAAAACAATTATAGCATACACTAATCTGTCGTTTAATATAGAAAACCTTTTTAACAATTTGGAAATAACAGAATTCGTTGTGGTTCCGAAGAAAAGAGGAAGAAAGAAAAAAAGTGAAGTGGTTAAAAAACCTGCGGTGCTTGATGATGGTTCGATTATTACTTTGAAAAACGAACAAAAAATAAGAGGGGTTGAAACAAAAAAAAGTAAACAGAAAAGCAAACAAAAGAAAAGGAGCAAAACTTACTTCAGAAACTCTCTAACTGTGGTGATGATAGTAGACAACAAAAAAATAAACTTTAAACTAAGCAGGAATGGAAAGTTCCAAATGACAGGGTGTAAATCAGATTTGCAAGCAGAAAAGTGTGTAAAGAAACTGTGGGAAATGATAAGAGAGGGCGTTGGTTTCTATTATGACTTTAAGGAAGGAGAAGAAACTAAGTTGAGTGTCCTCTTTGCCCCGGCAATGAGAAATATTGACTTCAATCTTGGCTTCTTGATAGATAGAGAGAAGTTATCCAGGTATATTAATGAACATACGAAGTATAACTCAATGTTGGAAGCTTCATTCGGTTATACTGGAGTTAATATAAAGTTTCCAATGAAAGAAGACATAACTAAGTTGATGATAAAGAAAATAGTTGAAAAGTCCGCAAACAAGTGGGTTGAAAGCAGTGTGCCATACGAAGAGTATTTAAATACGTACCCCGAAAAAGAAAAGTTGAAGAAGAAGAACAAAAACAGGTATACCACATTTCTTTTATTTCACAGCGGACGTGCTATAGAGAGTGGATTGCATGAGAAATATATGAAGCAACCTTACGAAGAGTTTATTGAGATAATAAGAGACGCTAGACCATTGATAGAGGAAAAGTTAGATACCGATTCTTCTTATTCCTCTGATAGTGATACAGAATAAAACCCAATTTAGGTATGTTAAATGCTTACATTTAACATATGAATTACGAAATGAATACATTGTTTTTGTTGACACAAAAGAAGGTAGAGGACACGATGTTCTTGCTGGAACATAGTTGAGGAACTTGATTGAAGTTTTTAGACTTAAGATACTCCCTCATATCTCTTAGTAACTCTATACAAGTGATACTGTACGAATTCTTTTCTAGACTATGTAAAAGAGACGATGTCATTGCACCGCTAAATGACGAACTATTCTGAAGACCATAAGCATCAGCGCTGGTTTGTCTATCGAGACACCCAGATATTGATATCACATCCGCCTTGACCCTACTGTGGTTGTTCTCCGTCACATTTTCATCGTCGTTGAATACATACCTGAAAGGAAGATCGAACGAAGTTCCACTGTGACATGCGTCTATTACACATGTCATCTTTTTATCTGCATTTAACATTGATATTATATGGTGTAAAAGATCGTCTGTAACCACACCTGATCTGGCGTAGTCAAGGGGAACTAAGCATTCGTCTTTACCATCATCTTCATCTGAGTTTGAGTCAACAATTGCCGTACCATGCCCGCTGTATGAGAACCATAGTTCCTTTATGTCTGAATTATTATTGGCTTTTATTACCATTTCGTACAATTGCATTACAATGTTATTGCCAGTCGGCTTGATATGCGTATCATCAGTTAATGTTACTATATTCGTGTCTTCGTAACCAAAATTTTCAACGAGTTTTTCCTTAATACTCTTTACATCGTTTATACAGCCTCTAAGAGCCATATTAGATCCTGTGTAGTTTATACCTATTAATAGTGCTAACTTCCTCATTTATTTATTAAAAAATATTATTTTTTAATAAGTTAAAATATCGTGGTTCAATCTAAGGACCTTCTATAAACACTATCTCACCTGTTGTTGGATTGTATCTTAGAAATGGTAGCCCTAAGTTGGTACTTTGTCTTATTGGTTTAACAAAAAGTGCGTTTGCAGTAGTTGCCTCTAAGGGTGCTGCTGCAGCATTAATGGCTATAGAGTTAGCAGCCTGAGGAGACGGAGCACCAGCACCGAAACCTATAGCTATTGATTGGGTGCCTTGATTGCTCAATCCTGCACCGTAACCAATAGCAACTGCAAAGTCTGCTTGGCTTGTAGCAGCTGCCTCAAATCCAATCGCTACGGAGTGCGACCCCTGTTGCTCGGTACCAGCAATAGTACCAATTGCAATAGCGTTGCTTCCCTGGTTGCTATTGGCCGCTGATGACCCTACAGCAATAGAGTTGCTTCCTTGATTTGCGAAACCTGCTTCGCAACCTATGTGAACATCTTCACTTCCGGCTTCCCACTGAGTTGTGTTAGGATCCCAATATAAATAATCGGAGTAACAATTACCAGTTGCAGATATGCCTCCTGTTCCTGGAGGACCGGTAGGTCCTACTGGACCCTCTCCACTTGAAGAGTTTGCATTATGAATAGAATTAGGATCGAATGCGCTCGGTGTTCCGAACGAATCAATTTTAAAGCTGTTGATTGACATTTATATATAGAAAATAAAATATCATTTTGTTAAATCTTTCCATACCATATATCCCAACTCGTAATCTTCCAATTTTGATTTTAGTAACTCATTCTGTTTCAGAACATAGTGTAGTAGTACATCTTTCTGAACTAGTTTGTATTGGAGTTCATGTATTTGTCTTTCGTATCCATGTATTTGAATATACTTGTTCATTTCGTAAAACGTTTCCTGTGGAGTAGTAGATAGCAGTATATCTTCACACGAAGAGACAAAATATTCAGATGCAAAAGAATGTTCTTCAATAATTGACATTTATTTATTACAAAAATGATTTAAGATTTTGATTGCATTATTACTAACAAAATGTATGTTGTAAAGAGAAATGGAAAACACGAACCTGTTATGTTCGACAAGATTACTTCTAGACTGGACAAGTTGACCTACGGGTTAAGCAAAGAAGTTGACCCGGTTTTAATATCACAAAAGGTAGTAAGTGGTGTGTATAAAGGAGTGAATACACAAGAACTGGACGAGTTGGCTGCGCAAACTGCTGCTTATATGTGCACACACCATCCTGATTTTTCTATACTAGCTGGAAGGATTTGTGCAAGCAATTTACATAAAAACACTCCGAATACTTTTAGAGAAGCAATGTCAATCTTGTATAATAACCGTCATGAAGGTGAACATGCACCTTTGGTTAGCGAAAAGGTAATGACCATTTCTAAGAAATATGCAGACGTTATTGAAAGAATGATAAACAAGAATAATGACTATACTTTTGATTATTTTGCGTATAAAACTTTGGAAAAGGCGTATCTGTTACGAGATAGTACAAAGAAAATAATTGAAACTCCACAATACATGTTAATGAGAGTGTCCATAGGTATACATGGAGGTGAACTGGAGAAAGTTGAAGAGACTTATCATTTGTTATCTAATAAATATTTTACACATGCCACTCCTACTTTGTTTAACGCCGGAACTCCCAGACCTCAGATGAGTAGTTGCTTCTTGTTGACAATTAAAGATGATTCAGTGGTAGGTATTTACGACACACTATCCGATTGTGCTCAAATATCAAAGTATGCAGGAGGTATTGGTTTGTCTATACATGATGTGCGGTCTAAGGATAGTTATATTAAGGGTACTGGTGGTAAATCAGATGGTATCATTCCAATGGCAAAAGTATTTAACCAGACTGCCAGATATATTAATCAAAGTGGCAGACGTAAAGGTAGTTTTGCATTGTATATAGAGCCTCATCATGCTGATATTTACGAATTCTTGGATCTGAAGAAGAATCATGGAAAGGATGAATCAAGGGCAAGAGACTTATTTTATGCTCTATGGATATCAGATCTTTTTATGAAAAGAGTAGAAGAAGAAGGCGAGTGGAGTTTGATGTGTCCTAATGTTAGCAAGGGTTTGTCTGAGGTGTATGGCGAGGATTATGAAAAATTATATATTAAGTACGAAAATGAAGGCAAATACGTTAGAAAAGTAAAAGCGCAAGATTTGTGGTTCAAAATACTAGAAAGTCAGATTGAGACTGGAACGCCTTATATGCTGTATAAAGATTCTGCAAACTCAAAATCAAATCAAAAAAATTTAGGAACAATCAAAAGCTCCAACCTTTGTTGTGAAATCATTGAGTATACTTCTCCGGAGGAAACAGCTGTATGTAATTTGGCTTCTATTAATTTGTCCAAATTTGTAAATCCGAAATTCCCAGGTAAGACGTATTTTGATTTTAAAATGTTGTCAGAAGTAACTCGTGTTGTAACCAGAAATTTGAATAGAATAATAGATCTGAATTTTTATCCCATACCAGAAGCAAAAAACAGTAACATGAAGCATAGACCTATCGGAATTGGAGTTCAAGGTTTGGCAGACGCCTTTATATTGATGGGATATCCATTTGAGAGTGAAGAAGCTGCTTCTCTAAATCGAGAAATATTTGAGTGTATTTATTACAATGCTTTAGAAGAGAGTATTGAACTTGCAAAAGCAGAAGGTCCATATTCTTCGTTTGAAGGCAGTCCAGCTAGCAAAGGTTTGTTCCAGTTCGACTTGTGGAATAGTCCAGTAGAACACAGCGGAAATTATGACTGGGAAGAGTTAAGACACAAGATGGTTAGACATGGAATTAGAAATAGTTTGCTTTTGGCTCCCATGCCTACTGCTTCTACTGCTCAAATATTAGGTAATAACGAATCTATAGAACCATATACCAGTAATCTTTATACTAGAAGAGTTTTATCTGGTGAATTTGCGGTGATAAATAAACACTTGATATATGATTTAATACAGAGAGGTTTATGGAATGAAGATATGAGATACAAATTGATGGCGAATAAAGGCAGTATACAAGAAATAGAAGAAATACCTGCAGATGTCAAAAAATTGTACAAAACAGTATGGGAAATTAAACAGAAGAAATTGATTGACATGGCAGCTGATAGAGGCGTATACATATGTCAAAGCCAGAGTTTCAATGTTCATATTGCCGAACCAACATATCCTAAATTAACTTCTATGCACTTTTATGGTTGGAAGAAAGGCTTGAAGACGGGAATGTATTATTTGCGAAGTAAACCGAAAGCAGATGCAGTATCCTTTACAGTTGAAAATAAAAAGAAAAGTGCTTTTGATATTGAAGCGAAACCAACCGGAGAATTTTGCACAATGGAAGAAGGATGTTTAACGTGTAGCGGTTGAAGTATGAGATATATTTGTATTAGACCTTCAAATTTAAAAAATTTAAAGGTTAAATTGTGGATTACTTCTGTCCGAATATCATATTATATATTGAATATAGTTGTTCTGGAATACCAGAGGGGGCTTCATCTGAGTAGAGGTATTGATCAGTTTTGTAGAATTCCTTGAATCTCTTGTCGATAGTATTGAAACTTTTTTTGTCTATGTACTGGCTAAAGTGCTGTTTGCCAAATCGGTTAATATATATCTTTTTAGCTAAATTCTTTACATAATCAAAGTTAGATGAATGTATCTTCTTGCCCTTGAAAGACTTGTTGAATCTTATAGTTCTGTACAACTGTATGTAATCCAATTCACTGAGACCACCAAGACCAGGTATCTTCTTCGAGTATCCGAAATCAATCAACAGCGGTTCAATGGAATTTTTCTTTTGTACTAGTCCTATATTACCGAGATGAAAATCTCCGTGAAGTAAGTCATTTTTTCTCATTTTTTCAAGTACTGCTTCAATCTTGGTAAAAACTTTTTTAATTTCCTTTTGAGTTAATTTCTGTGCCAAGTAGTCTTCTAATGTGGTATCTATTCGTCCCATTATTATGACAAACTCTTTTTCTCGGCTAAGATATGTACCTCCTAAGTACCGTGGTGCAATACCTGCCTTGTAAAAATACTTATTCATCTTAGCTTCATTCTCAAAGTCTTCTAAAGTTACTTTCTTACTGTGTTTTATCACACGGTCACACTTCTTCGTATTCCTGTTACACAAAAGATAAGTCTTACCGTTCACTCCCTCTCCTAATTTCTTGGCTATGAAATAATCTTCCGGAAGCAGGTTATACTTTTGTGCTAGCTTACAGATTTTTTTGTTTGTCTTTTGACACATATCTTTGGTTGATTCAAATTCAACGCTTCTTCCTGTATTTACTCTAGTTTCTATATCACCTGATTTTGTAATATACTTACCGTAAGGAATAGAACTAGAATCTACATCTGGTTTTGACTTTATTTTTCTGCACCTTCCTGTAGATCTATTTCTTCTTTGATTTGCTTTGCATTTTTTTACGCATTTGCCGCTTACAGGGCTAACTTCTTTGCCTTCTGGACATTTGTATGCTTCTGTAGGTAGTTTTGTTCTTCGTTTGTTGTTAGTAGATTTTTTTCGACACCTTCCAGTTTTCTCGCTTCTATATTGTCCAGGCTTACATTTCTTTACACAGTTACCGCTTACCTTACTGATCTCTTTCTCTTTAGGACATTTTTTAGTAGCCATTTATTATACAAAATATATTTAGAAATAAAAATATTATAATAAATGAGTTTATCTTATTCAGCATTGAAAAACAGAGGGGGTACTGTTACTTTACCATCGGTAGACAGTTGGGGGACAAACAACAATATAGTAAAGGATCCCTACAAATCTGTTCATACTAGAAGAATAGACAAAGTAGGAGAAACATCATCTATAACTCAAATGATAGATGACTCTTCAAATAGAGCATGTGAAGCAATCAGACCTTATGCGCGAGGGCAGAACCCTATGGTATCAGTTTCGTATACTAATTCTGACGGTACTTCGTCTAAACTTCCGTATACAATAATGAAGGATGGTGCATTCAGACCGCCAATAAGAACGCAGCGTGATTTACTTCCTTTATCTAGATTACCCAGAGAAACTACTTGCGTCGCAACAAAACCTGAGTTTATCGACTTTTCAAAGAAACTAAGGACCTGTGGTACCGCAGAACAAACTCGTGAAGTACATAATGAAATCGTTCAGACATGTGTGAGACCCACAGCTGTATACAACCTTAGTACACAAGCATCAAAACCAGTGGATGTCAAATACGTTATACAGAACCCAGTACAAGTTGCAGCCAATTCTGGTCTTAAAACTATGGACATTACACAACAAGTAGTTAAAACCCCTACAAAAGAAATCGATAACAACATCATATATCCTTATGCAATGTCTAATCTTAAAGGTGACAAATACGTAAACAATAACAAAGTTAATACCGGCAAATTCATTGTCGACGACTCTATAAACACTGCTGCAATAACTAACAGTTCTGTCGATTATCTACAACTGTCGACGATAGAAGAAGTGTTCGACAAATCAAACATAAAAACAAAACACGTCCTTGGAGGTAAGTACTCTACAAATGTAAAGGGAAACCGAAAACAGAATTATATTCACGACAACATTGAATTAGAAAAAACTATGCCCAACTACCACTCTCGTTCTAATATAAACGATTCAACCACTTATGTCAAAGTTGAACACGAAAACGAATTAAACTATCAACGAACAATACCCCAGACGTTTGCATCGTCAAACTTAAATAATGCTTCTGCCTTAAAAGATCAAATTACAAGCAGACAGGTTAGACTGGCTCCAAAGGTTAGGCCTGGTGGATTTGATGCTAAAGGAAATATGCCTGTAGTAAACAAGGTGAACAATTTCAGGAATATTGGCAGTACTAACAAATCATTAATGAACAAATCGATCAAGGAGCAGATGAATTATCGCGCCTAAGCAAGTGAATTTGTTATTATATTAACATAACAAATTCAGATTGGAGTCCTGCATACGGGGCATAGCTTCTCGCTAACCTGTTGA